TGCAAAGTTCCGATATTTCAAACGATGTATCTGAAAGCGAACTTTTATTTTTAGCAATTGTGTACCTTAAAATACCATCAATGGTAAGGGTTAATGTTGTAGATAGCACCGATAATGATGATACATTTATACTTTTAAACTGCGGACTTCTTAATGCTATGTTTGCCATTTTATTTATTTATTTTGAACCTAATATAATTGCGTTTTCTACATCTAAAAAAAACCCATCTTCAATGTCTTTATCTAATCCCTTTATTAATTCCTCATAAGGTTTTGTAAAAAATAGATTAGCCTTTAAGCCTTTATTGTAAATACTTCGAGCAATTAAAAAACTCATTGTATCATAACTTAAAAACCTACCTTGTTTATCTCGCCATTGAAATCTTTTTTTATTCAGCCAATTTAAAATGCCTTTGGTTAAACCACCTTTCGGTCCTGTCCCACTTCCGTATTGAAAGACTGACATAGCACTTGCAGTTTCAGGGTAAACCGATGTCTTACCTCGTACACCTTTATCCACAAACATACCATAAGGCTGCATCATAAAATCAACTAAGAAAATACTTGGTTCAACTGTCAAATCATATTTAAGAGTATCATACAATTCGCCCCTACTTTTCTTGTCGTCTACTAAATTCATTTTAGCTCTCCTGACAACTTCAGTTGCAAATCCGTTAAGTACTTTTTCTAATTCCTTGTTTTTCATTTATGGGCAAATATAAATATCGTTATAAATCTGAATATCCATTGTTGCACTCCAACCTGCTAGTTGGTTTTCAAATCTGTCATAAAATGGAGTAATACTCGGACTTCCGTTTAGCTGATACATCTCGGTATAAAGAGTTCCCTTTCTTAAACGTTGTATAAGGCGATTTAAGACCGCCAATTGCGTATTAAGGATATCTTGAACATCATTGTTGCCAACGAACCTGTCAACCGTTAGTTCTTTACTTTGGTTCACAATATCACAAGCTAAAACTGTGATGTTAAAATCTAAAGTATTTTCGTTATCAATTACGTTATTAATTATAATATGCCCAAGTGGGAACATATCTTGCTTATTCAGATTGACGTCTGTTATGTCTCCTGTTGTAACTGTGTTGATACTAACATCTTGTAAAAGTTCAGTCTTTATAGTTTCTGTTAATTGATAAAATCCTCTTACGCCCTGATTTAAGTTTGCCATTATTTAAATTTTTTCTTCATTTGATTTGCTTCTATTTCTGCTTTGTCTTTTAAAAATGCTAACATCATAAAACAACTGTGAAAATTTAGTTTAGTGATATCTTCAAATCGTGTAATGTTGCCTTGAGCGAGTCCGTAAAGTGACTGATACCATCCCCATTTGGTTGAGAAGTTAGAAACTGCGTCAAGGCTTGTGTTTGCCCCTTGTCCAAAGAGTTCGTCATAATTGTCGATAACTCGAGTCCTAAATTCCAAAAAAAAAAGATGGAACTCATAACTGCATCCATAGGCATCTCAAGCATCTCTGATTCGTTTCCTACTTTATACTCTGCAATATTATATTTGTCTTTTAACTTTGAAACAACAGGTCTGTAAAGAACTGCCATTGCTTTTTCTATGTTTTTCCAATCTCCAATATTTAAGTCAAGGTCAATGTATTCTCCTAAACTCATATCGTCTAATTTAGAGTGAAACCCATAGTCTATTTTGTTCAATTCAAACCTTGTAATTAGTTTAGGTTTTTCGTCAAACATCTTATAAATAATAGAAGAAATTTCGTCACAATCTTGTAGCTTTAATTTTAAAACATCATTCAAAGGAATGTTACAAAAAATCTCAATCATTTTCGATTGCAAAAATCTTTGTGAACTCTCGTCATCTTCTGCTTTTTCACTAAGTACTAAAAACTTTTTGTACTGTTTAAGATTTATTTCTTTTAGTGAGTTTGGGATTGTTACCTGTATCATAGTTATATAACGTATTTAAAATGGATTTTTACAAAAGTAAAATTACAAAAAAAAATGCACCTATTTCTAAGTGCACTTTTAAACAAAACAAAAATGTTTTTTTTATCTCATATCTGCTTCATAGCAGGTCGATGAGCAAAAGTCTTTGTCTTCATCTATAGCTTTTCCGCAAGTCCCACATTCTCCTGCTAAGTCATCAATTGGGTTTAAGTTATCGTACCATTCCATATTTTTAAGTTTTAAATGGGGCGGTTAAGCCCCTGTTATTATTATACCATCTCCATACGTCCATCTTTATTTTCAGCCATCATATAGCTGCATCCTGCATATCCTGCTGCTATATCTAAAATTGTAAATTCATTCATTCCATTCTCTGCCATCAAATCCCAATTTGCGAATCCTGAATAATATTTGTGACCATCGTCATCATAAAGTTCAAAGAAATCTGTAAGTCCTGTTACTTTACATTTTTCCAATTCTGCTTCAGTTGGTAAGTAGTTATCTAAAAAATCAGTTGTGATTGCGAAGTAAGTGTTTCCTAATCTCTTGGTCGTGTAAAATCTTGCTTTTTTTGCGGTTCTCATTTTGTCTGTTTTTAACATAAGCTTTATTGCTTATACTACAATATACAACAAATAAACCTATTAACAAAGCATTTAATAACTTATTTTGATTTTTTATTTAAGTTCCAAATTATGAACCCTGTGCCAAGTACGACAAACAGGGTGAAATATATAGTTTCTTGCATAGTGATTAGAATGATGCGTGTTCCCTGCAATCTTCGCAGATATCCATTTCGTTCCATCTTCTTGCACCACAACAGTCAGACGTCTCAAAGTCATCGCAATCTCGAGTTCCTGAAACATCTATTGTTCCGTCTTTAAAATGTTTTACTATTAGTCCTGTTGCCAATGAAATAGTCTTGTAAGGTTTTGTTTTAAATATCATAATGTTCTGTTTTAAATGGGGTTTTTACACCCCTTTGTTTTATAGTTTATTAGTTAATTGAAACTCATTCAACTTCGTTATAAAAGCTACCGATTTTTCATAGTATCTGATAGCCCTTTCTTTAGTTTTGATAGTTAAGCTATCATCAGCCCCATACTCTTCTTTGTAAGACAAGTATCGAGGCTTAAGTGCTTTAGCTTTTGCTAAAAATTCAGATGATAATCTTCTGTATTCTCCACATTGCATATTATATGATTCTTTACTGTTTCTTGGTGCGTCTGTTACTGAATATTTCATAATATTTGTTTTAATGGGGTTTTTACGCCCCTGTGATTATTACTCCGTTATACTTTCTTCTCCGCTTCCAATAGTGAACGAAATTAGTTTCATTTCTTCTATTTTAATACGTGTGGTAATCAGGTGGGTAAAGGTATCAAAAGTATAAAGGTTTAAGCATCCTCTTGTGATACTCTTAGTATTGTAGTTTTCGGAGTGATGTCTACCATCCACGCTTATGCTATAACCACCATCTAGGTCGTCTCTCCATTTAGTAATTTTGAATACTCTGTCATTTACTTGTCCACCAAAAGTACTTGGTAAAGTAAATTCAATTACACCATTAGGTTTTAACGTTTTCAATAAAGTTTTTAAGTCTTTCATTTTGTCTGTTTTTAACAAAGGCTTAATTGCCTTCATTCAAATATACAACTTATATACTTATTAACAAAGTATTTTATAAGTTATTTTAAAAAAGTTTTTAATTAAGAGTATATTTTCCAAAGTTTGGTCTTGACAAAATTGAGTAAGTAGCATATCTTGTTGGGTCAATAATATGATTGTGCTTATCTTCAGGTACATTAATTAGAGTACCGCTTTTATCTTCTCGCCATTTGTAATTCCTGAACTCTGAAATAGCATTTGTAGAATCTGCTAATATGTGAATTTTATATCTCTTCAGTAAATCAATTCCTGCATTCACTGAGTCCTTGCCTTTTAGTGATGGGAAAATATTATGCCCCATTCTGCGTAATTCAGCGATTAATCGAGGTTCTGCACTATCCGCATATATTGGGTTAGATGCAAGTTTTTCGTCTCTTAGAAACGAATTAATGTCGCTCGTTGTCATTTGAGTTCTGTATAGATGTTCTTTGATATATAAATTATGCCCCATTGTATAGACTGAAACCAAAGTGGTTGGGTCATTCGAGTACCCAAAATCCATTCCGTATGCTATTAGATTGGCTTCAGCAGGTATGTGATTTACCTCTGTATATTTAAAGATGGTAGAACGACTCGCAGAACGTTCTCCTAATCCATAGATTTGCCAATACTGTTCGTCTGTATCTTTTAGTCTTTCAATTTCTAATTTTATAGAATCTTCAACAAATGGATTGTCAAGATATGTAGTCTTGTGAAATGTACAATCTTCTCTTGTTAAAACTTTATCATAAATCCAATGATATTCGTCAGATGGATTAAAGTCTAAAATTATCTGTTCTTGTGTTCTGAAAACTAATTGCTGCCAATCTTCAAAATATAATTCGTTACCCTCATTAATAAATAATAAATCCCTTTTACGTCCTCTAATCTTTTGAGGTTGGTCTAAAGAAATAAATTCAACTAAGTTACCAAATAGATGGTATTCACTATTTGACTTGTTATGGTACTTTTCAGAGTAACAATTATGAGTTTGTAATATACTGAAGAAATCTCGCAAAACAGTCGCACGTAAAGATGGGAATGCCTTACGAGTTATCGTAATTACTTTGTTTTCATTTCTTGCACAATATTCAAATATTATCCATAACAAAATATTGTAAGTTTTACCTGACCTTGTTCCGCCCTGTTCAACTACAATTTTCTTTTTGTTGTTTAATAAATGTCGGTAGACTATATTAGTCTTCAGTTTTAATTGAGTCAATTATTTCAATTTGAAAGTTAGTAGGCATTCCATCTGCTCCTGTGATCTCTTGACGTTCAATATAGCCCCTGTTTTTTCCTTTTGTCTTTAAATAGAATATAGTGGCACTTGTATTTTGTTCTCCAATCTGCTTATGTAATTGCGATTCTGCAAAATCTAAAGCTACGTTCTCTATATCTTTAACTTCAATAGCGAATGCTTCATCTTCTTTTAGCCATTTATAATACGTGCTTCTTGGTATGTTTGCTTTCTTACAAGCTACCGTAACAACTCCTAAACTCTG